TCGTCAATTACGAGGAGTTGGATGGAAGAGAAAAACTTAATGGTTTCCTCTTCGTTAGTTGTTGCTCCAGTTTGGTAGGTGCTGCGGACGGCTGAGAAAATTTCGCTCACCTTGTAGTACCTGGGATAAAAGAGTGCGTATCGGTCCAGGAGCTCAAGCATGATTGCGCAGGCAAGATGTGTTTTACCAGTGCCGCAACCGCCGAGGAATAACAGACCGTACCCGCCAGCCTTCGCCTTTTCCCAGCCATTAACAAACCGCTTTGCCATGTTGAAGGCTTCGCGCTGGCTTTCTGTATCTTGAATGAAGGTTGAGAAACCCTTGGTTTGATACTCAAGAGGCATACGGGTTTCTTTGATTCTCGCCTGGCGGTTTTTAGCCTCTTCCTGCTTTCTGGCCTTCTCTTCATCAATAGCCCTTTCAGCTAAATGTTCTTCATGACATTTGGGGCATTCACTTATTTCTTTGAGTTTCCCGCCTAACCAGACTTGATTCGCCAGATATTCCCCGTGAAGGATGCAATTCATTTTCACTTGCCTTATTTCCAATTTCCCGAGAATGGTATTAACGGCTTTGAGATTCTTGCTGTCTGTGTTGTTCATAGTTTTAATTTCCCGTGTTCATCAAATTCGCATTGGTCTCTGTAGTAGTCGTCCGTGAATCCGCCTGGAGGTTCGTACTCGAAGGGCGGAGCGTTGTTGAATTGGTTCTGGCTCTTCTTCTCTCGCTTTGCTTTGTCATTGATGCAGAATGTTGTGAACGCCGCTTTGTAGTCTGCGTACTCAACATCCTTGGCTTTGCAGTAGGCGATCAAGGAATCAAATAGCGATTGCGGGTCTTGAACTCCATACCGCTTAGCTGTCGTAAGGTAGTCCTCCGGAATCTGATCTCCGTCCTTAAAGGGACACGGGATCTTTTCCTTCTTCTGTCGTTTGACCTTTGACTTCTTCTCAACTGTTTCCGTTTTAGAAACAGTTGTCCTCTGCAGTGGGAGCTCTTGTTCAACAGGAACGGTTTTTAAAGGAGTCTCTTTTTCACACACACGCCCCGCGAAAGTTTCGGAGGCTTTGGGATGTTGTTCGTGGGTGTGTATTTCCTTATCCTGTTCCTGCTCCTGATCCTGTTCCTGGATGCGACATGGTTGCCCGTTGGTACGGGACATGGCATCCTTGATGGCATCAATTAAGTCATTAGGAATGGCATTTCTCATTCCTACAGAAAGGCCATCGACAAAGGTTTTCAGGCGTGCAACATGCTTGTCCAAGAGGTCGCATTCGGGCATTAAATCAATCAATTCACACCATGACTTGAATGCATTCGGTGAAGAAGGGGCGTTGTACTTTAGGAAGTTATTTATGACCATTAGCCCTGCCTTCTCATCAGCATCAATCATGCCGTTTAAAGTGACTTCTTGGATGGCATGCGACATGGCATCTCGTTGCCAACCCAATTCATCAGCAAGGTTTGAAACTCGTGTCCGAATAGTTCCTATCTGCGTGGTATCTGGATGAGTTAGGAGCAAAATAAAGGCAAGTTTGCCGTTATCCGAAAGCTCCCTGAACTTCCTGTCATTCCACATTCGGACGTCTATTTTTCTATAGCGAGCCATAGCGACTCCCAGTTAGTTGGCGACAGCGTGTTTAATCACCGGAATGCGTTTGAATTTTTTCTGCAAGAACAAAAGGCGACCTTCTGGCATTCCAGACTTAAGCCATCCGGAAACGCTGGCCGGTTTAACTTCACAGATGTTTGCAACAGCTGTAGTTCCACCTAAAGAATCAACGATTAGGCGGGCTGTAAGAGTATCGGTTTTTTTGCGCATAGCTAAATTCTTCCTAATTTTTGCCTTATTAAATTATAAGGTTTTCCGAATTATTTAAGCAATATGCCTAATTATTTTTCTTTAAAATGTATTAGGAAAACCTAATAAAGAAAGGGTTACTCAAATGAACGAAAAAACAACATTGGCAGAGCGTTTAACCTTGGCGTTGAGTGATTCCGGATTAAAGAAAAGTGACATCGCTAGGTTATGTTTTATTTCCCCGGCTTCTGTTTCGGATTGGTTTTCTGGCAAATCAAAAAGCATCAAATCTATTTACCTGCCCAAGGTGGCCAAAGTTCTCGGAGTCTCCTCTACTTGGCTTGCGACAGGGAACGGCCCCATGAAATCTCCTAACGTACTGGTAACAGAAGATGTGTGTGATGACGATGATTGGGTAGAAATTCCTGAATACAAAATTCGATTTGCAGCAGGCTTCGAGCAAAACTCCACTTTGGAAGAGTTGGCTTCTGAGTACAAAGCTGCTTATCGTCGTTCGTGGTTCCAGAGAAAGAACATCAATCCCGAAGACTGCAAGCGTTTCAAAGTGAAGGGAGATTCCATGGAACCTCTTTTGCTTGACCATGATGTGGTCTTAGTTGACTGCTCTAAAACTGAGATCATAGATGGTCGAATCTATGCTTTTGTCTTTGGAGATGCTTTAAGAGTAAAGCGGCTTTATAGAAAAATCGACGGCTCAATTATGGTGCATTCAGAAAATCCAAATTTCCCGGACGAAACTATTAGCCCAGCAGACACTGAGCAAGTTCAAGTTATCGGAGAAGTCATTGAAAGATCTGGATCAGTTTGATAAAGGTTTAGGAGAAGAAAAATGCTTTTCTGTGAACGAGGCATCAGTGCTCCCGAAAACCTTTATTCTTTAAATAAATTCTATGTGATACCGCCTTCAGCAGAGGAAAAATGGAAACCCATAGGGATATACGTCCCCATATTTTTCTTTTACTTATCTAACTCTAAGGCGGGCATGTCAGCAGAGACCTTGAATCAAACTGCGACTCTATTATGTAAGGCCCTGTTTAAGAAAAAATACAAAAGAAGCTTTTTCTTCTTCAAAAAGCTTGTCGAAGACCCTTTTGACGATTATTGGGATGAAGTCATTGGCATAACATTTTCAGCGGTTTGGCAACAAGCGAAATGGGGCGACTTCATGGAAAAGGGATACAACATGTCGTGGCACTTAGGCAGACAGTTTGAATACATATCGGTTATGAATTTTTCCTCAGACTTTCTTAAATCTAAATTGGAAGTCAATGAGAAATTAACAAAAATTTATCAGACCGAATGTCAAAAGGAAAAAGAAATTTCAGCCCTTGCATGGAGGCTATCTCGGATGCCTGCTTCAGAAAGAGAGAAGCTGTTGCAACGAAGAGGTCAGTAACTCAGCCCAAAGAGAAGGACAGCCGAATGTCCGAGGCTGTGTGCGACACATATCAACGCAAGGACATTTATAAAGATGACAGGAGAAGTTATGACATCAACTTTATTGCTTGGTTGTTCCCAGCCAGCATTTTTCAACGGTCTTCTAGAAAACGCCATCTCGGGAGCATACCAAGACCTAAATTCTTTTCCTGAGGATTTCTTTGATGTCAAAATAAGGATAACTGGAGCTGACTTTAGGTCGTCAATAAACGGAGATGTCGCAAAAGCATTATGGGAGTTCGAAAAAAACCTCCGGCGAGCTGTAGCTCAGGCGTTGCACGACTCCAGTAGCATTAACTCTCTTACCAAGGAAGAGAGACAAGAATCTTCCTTAAATTTTACTGTCAGCCCCGGAAGTTCGGTTATAAAGACGTGCTTAAAAACCTTGGCGAAATCGTTTGGAAAGGCGTTCGTGAATATGGATGACAGAGGAAAAGTTGCAGTATGCGTCATTATCGGTCTAACGATTTGGGGCTTGGGCACTGCGTGGTTTGACAAGGATGCAAAGATGGCTGAAATACAAGCTAAAGTTCAAATGAACTCTGAAGAAAACATACTGAAAGCCTTCCAGTACGCTCAGCAATTTCAAGAAGCCTATAAAGAATCGTCTGATGCAATAGCAAAATCAGTCCCAACCGCCGACTCCGTCCAGATAAATAACCAACACTACTCGCATTCAGATATTGAGAAACTCAACGAACGTCCTCCAAGATCTCAACCTGAGTTTGACACCTTCTCAGGGGTTTACCAGGTTGATGGGATAGACAGGCTTTCAGGTAACAATTCTTTTAAGGTGAAGCTCAAAGATACGATTACTGACAGGCCATTGCTGCAATACTCTCACCGGACCGTGGCTTATTTTCTGACCTTAATCTTGAAACTAACGCAGCCGATATTGGGAAGTACATTCAAGATAATACTAAAGTCGATGTAACCATTCTAAGCAAAGACACAAAATCGAGTAACACTCTATACATCTTAGACATAACACCTGCAAAAGACGATAGTAAAGAAGAAAACAAAAAAGAGCCATAACAATTAAAACCTCGAAGAGCCGCCTCCGGGCGGTTTTTTATTGCCGCGAGAGCGGCTTTTTTGTTGCCTAAAAACGCCAGCACAGACAATAAACTCAACAAGAACGAAGGAAACTTTTAGGAAATAATTTAGGTATTCCTAATTTTTTCCTTGTTTCTGCCTAATTTTTACCTTATACTTCTCCTTAATGATTTTAAGGAGATACCTAATGTTTCTCTAAGGTAAACAATTTCAGAATCCGGGCCATGGAGTACTAAACCCGGACGCAGCAGACAGAAGCAGAACCTGTGAGCGAAAAAATTCGAAACGGCCAAGTGCGGGCGGTGCTGTTCACGCGAAGACACACAATCGGACAACAGCAGTCAGTGAAATGAATGACTTAGGTAAAAGGGAAGCCAGTCAGCATTTTTCAGCTAGAGACCTCTGACAAATA